TACATGTATCCCGTAACAACTGGGCGTACCGGAGCAAAATATGCACCAAGAGCAGTCAAACTCTGACCAGTAGGGAATACCTTAGCCAGAACAAGACCATTCGTGCTGGAACGATCCACTGTTTCCTCAGCCAAAGCACAAGGCACTGGATCACCATCCCCAGTATTAATGGCAAAATACAGCAAACCATTACCAATACCAAGATTCGTAACACCAACCGTACAATTGGCATTTGTTCTAACCGGGACAATCGCTCCATTAGGAACAAACACTTCCAACCACTTAGGACCGGCAGTACCACACCAACCACCCGATGCAACCATACCAGCAAACCAATTCAAGTTGGCCGTAGCGGGATTCTCAACACGAAGGAATTTACCCTCATTCTGATAACCCTCGGAGGTAGTAGTAGGAGTAGTTTGACAATCAATCTCTCCACCCTCATTACCAGACCATCCAAGAATATTATCCGTTGTATCATAGTTGTAACAAACAGGCATACCCTCTTGAATAGTAGAACTCCCTTCATAATACACTCTCTTCCTGAGAGCAACAATCTCAGTACCATACTGTGCAACACTCAACATACTAATTCTCCTTTAATAAAACAGACAGGGGCAGTACCGCGTCAACAGGACGTGATTCTCAATTTAGGCTTTTCCTGCCCCAATCTTATCATCTATTTTTATTGCTGACTTATGAGAAATCCCGCGTGTCTACGATTACGACCGTGCACTGCATACAGAAGATCACCGTACACAGTCATAACAAGATGTTGACCACCCGATGCACGATTGATCGGAGGAGTAATCTTCCACTGCCAATCACTTTGAACAACGGGATAAATCAACTGATGGTTCACACCAAAAATTGGATCAGTCCCATACCGAATAGTATCAGCCGTATCCAGAATAGGCCAATAATTCAGAGGGATATTCATAAAGTGAGGAACCCCATAGTGAACCTGGGGACGGAAACCCATCTGATCGTCAGCTTTAGCATACAACTGAGCCAACTGAGCCTGAACATTCAAACTGGTGTACATATCGAACCGAGGACTATAACCCTCTGTATTCAGGTCCATCACCTTTGGAACTTTCGGTCCCTGGAAGTTCAACTTCTGCATTGCCTTGAATAGAATCAGAAGCAGACTATCATCAATATTCCCATCATGGTCAGCATAGTACGAAGCCCAACGAGTATTAACCGTAGAACTGGAGTTCAGTCCACCAACGTTGAAAGCAGTCCCATCACCGTAGTGACCAACGTAACCAGTCCAACCGCCCGTAGAACCATTAGTACCAAGAGGAAGCCAACCACTAAGACCAATCGGAGTCAGATCATCACTGGAAGACGAGGGAGTAGAAACCAACTTCTGAACAATTTCATCTGCCCATTCACGACACATGTTGTCAAACTTATTTTGAACAATATCAAAAATCTTTTCCATTGCACCTGCATTAAGAGACTGCTCGATCAGGTTATAGGAGAAATTCGTCTTTGCCAGAACCCAGTCAGTCCGGTATTTCTTCTCGATATTCACGATGTTGTGACTATCTTCATCCCACCTGCCAGCATGAACTGCATTACCTTCATCACCCAGGTTGACATTATCCTCAATATAGTCACCACCCTGGACCTTAATGGGACTTCCAAAGAAATCATTAAGAGCACTATAGTTTTCATACAGATAGGTCATTGCAGGCTTCTTGGACATAATATGCTGCAAAGTACCATTTGCAAAATCAACAGCTTGTTGTAGAGTAGGACTCGGCATATAACTTTACCTCCTGAAAAGTTCTCTATTTTCGCCCACTCTTCTGCGTCGTGCAGTCGTGGACTCAAACATAAACTTTCCCATCATATCTCTTAAACGTTGATACCTACCTTTCTTGCAATATCCTGAATCACATCGTCTCTTGATCCAGTAGAAACTGCTGTAGGAGAAAACTCAGTCCGTTTAGGAGACAATCGTTTTTCATTTCCTTTAAGTTCCTTCAACACTTTACTTCGGATATCCTTCTCCAAATTCTTTCCCTTGTACCAAACCAAAGCATCCTCAAGAGATTCCTGCCAGTCTGCACCCATCTTATGGAATGCAATAGCCTTCTGCCATACACTGTTTCTGGCTTCAAAATTATCACCGATTGGGACAACTTGACCATCAGGAAATTTCTTCAAATCCTTGGTTTGCCCAAATACTGGAAACTCTTTTGCAACACGATCAAAGAAATCATCGGCAGTAGTTTGATACTGCTTCGCTTCCTTGACCGACCTATCCTGATCGAAGACACTCAATCTTTCCTCAAGTTCCCCGATTTTCTCCTGGTACTTTGCTTCAAGAATTTTTTCTATTTGTTCAACGTAGGGACGTAGCTTTTCATCATCTATCTTACTATCATTAACATCTATCTTCTTTTCTGATGTGACTTCTTTTTCTTCTTTCTTTTCCTCTTCATCAGGAAGAAGCGTAGGAATCAATTCTTTCAATTGCTGATTGGTGTACTCACTGGCAAAATTGACAATGTCATCATCAGACCAACCCAGTGCTTTTGCTACCTCAGCAAAATCTTCATCAATATCTTCCTCAACTGTCTCTTGTTTCTTTTCCTCTACCGCAGTTGAGGAAACCTTGTTTCCTCTATCAAGCAGGTTCCCTGCTGACTTTTCCTCAGATTTCCCAAAAACCTTATTCTTGATTCTATCAATAATAGATTCTTTGGTCTCCTCTTTTGGAGTTTCTTCTTTAGTATCAACTGTCTCTTTGGACTGCAACTCTTGAACTGCCTCCGAAGATTTAGTCTCTACAAACTCAGTGGCCTTAGTATCAAAAAAACTCTGATTATCCGAAGTAGTCTGAACTTCTTGTTGTGTTCGCTGATTGGTATCAACCATTATCTGTCTCCAAAAATGAATTACTCAGTTTTCTTCTCAGAACAAGATTCACAAGTCTTTTGTGCAGGAGCGGAAGGAAGGAACTCTTTCTCACAAACCTTACACTTCTTGGGAGCATAAGGAGCAGGTTTCTCCTCTCGGAAGCCTTTGGCTTCCTGATCCGCAGTCAAAGGGACTGCAACAACTGCCTTTTCCTCTGCCTTGATTTCAGCCAAAGCCTGCTGAACCATCTTCTTCACTTGATTATAATCAATCTTGGCCTGTTTAACCTGATCGAACTTCTCCTTAGTTCCAGGGTCCAAACCCTTACCAGCACAAACAAAACAACGTCCCTGTTCATCCAGATCAGTCTTCCTAAAACCAGCTTTGCAGACCGTACAATCTTGATCGTCCAACTTAAGTAACTCACGCTCTACAATAGTAACCTTACTCATTATCTGTCTCCTAAAACTTCCACTCTTGTTCACTCATTCCAATATAATTTTTAATAGTAATAATTAACTGTGGATAATCTTCAAAAAATCCAATTATAATATTACATCTGTTACAAACCAGTCCTCTAACTTTCCCAGTTTCATGGCTGTGTTCAACTGCCAAGATTTCTTTCATTTCTGTTTGATGTCTACCACAAATTACACAACATCCGTGTTGTTCTTCAAACATTTTATTATAATCTTCAATAGTTATTCCATACTTCCTTTTATAGTTACTATTTCTTTCTATTGTTTTATCTCTATGTTTTCGCCATTCAACATCATATTTCTTTTTACATGATTTACACCGATGTTGAAAACCATCTTCATTAACTTTATTTTTGTGAAACTCAGTGACATCCTTTTCAATATGACATTTATTACAAATTTTAGTCATATTCGTAAGTATATCCAAAAATTTTCATCTTACGAAGCTTATCTTCACGATTATAAATTCTTAGTGGTCCACCCTCTTTACCAAACTTGAAATCAGATTCCAATTCAGGATGTTCTTTCAAAACTTCTTTTGCATGTACAGCAGTACAACCCATTGACATAGACCAACGTTCGTGATCTTCATCTTTTATTGTATTCTGTTCTGCCAAAATACAACGATCTGCTCCATTCAAACATTCAGGACACTTCTTTGTAGTATTTCTCTTGGATATAGAACTGAACTCATCGAAGATGAAGCCACAAGAACTGCACTTATACGAGTATAGTGGCATATTTCATGTACCCCAGATAAATGCTTCTATGGTCACTGCTTCTGCGGAGTCATCGTTCTTTATTCGGACAGTTCCGACTGGTCTGAACAAGGCAAACTCACCTTCATTTACAGTAATATCCGCAGAAAAGGAAGCCGAATAACTGCAATCTACATCGACATCATTGGCAATACATTTAATTAGTACAATCTGTGGAGTAGTGACATTGCCAAGATCAAGTGCTTCATCTGTATCCGCTACTGCCTGAATCTGATATACATGAGCAAACTTAGTACAGGTAGTGGTAGTGGACATAGAATCAACAAATTTTTGTCCTTCCCCTAATCCGGTGATTTCTCCGATACACCTGATAACATTTTCAACGGCCATAATTTCTTTCCCTTTATTACAAGTAAGGCAGAGAAAGTTCCGCCTAAAGCACAACAAACAGCATCAGCCCAAGTTCCATGACGAGCAAGAAACATACCAATACTGATTCCAGTCACTTCATCAAGAAAAATAATACTCGAAAGCCAACCAAGACGCTGATGGCGAAAACTCAGAGATCGACCGAACGTAAGCCCCCAAGTAACAAACCCAATAAAAAACATCAGTAGTAAGCGAAGAATCATCCGAATCTCCCATAACTTATCCTTTCACTGGTTTATTATCAAGTTCACGAATCCATCCGATTGGAATATACTGCAATCCCAATACTTCATCATTACTAAGTGTATGAGCAATAATTAAAAACTTGTCTGTAGCCTGGATAAAAATTCCATGAGTTTCACACCGAGCATCTTCTGGTTCATCTTCCATTAAACCAATAGGAACCCAACCAGCTAAAGAATATGCATCCATCCAAACCAATTGAATTGGGTCACCAAGTTCTTTATTGATCTTCAACATTATTTCTTCTTTCTTTTTAATCTGGTTTTTCCAGCTTTACTCATTGCAATTGCAACAGCTTGTTTTTTAGAACGACCAGATTCCATTTCCTTTTTTATGTTATAACTTATAACTTCTTTACTTGAACCCCGTTTAAGTGGCATTTAGTTTTCCTTTTAACTGTGACTTACACCAGAAATCAGACATTCATCAACATTATTATATGATGGTTCAACAATAATTGGCTTATTCTCCTGAACCTCAAACTGAGCCAATTGAAACCACTGTTGAATAACATCCATATCATACATGAAGACTGCTACTGGAACAGAGTAATTAACTGTTGCATCCATTCCTGCCACAAGAACACCAATAATTTGTCCATTGATATCAAATACAGGACCACCAGAATTTCCAGGCTCAGCAGTAGCATCTGACTGAAAGGTGACTTTCCAACCCCATCCAGCAGATTCTGGAACATCAAGGTTTCGTTGAGATGCACTAACAATACCGAGAGAAACAGAATTGAAATTAGAAGAACCAAATGGACTGCCCATGATAAAAACTGGATCACCAACTCGAACTGTTTTAAGATCAGCCATAGGAGAGCAAGGAAGTGGTTTATCAGTCTCAATCTTCAAGAAGGCTACATCAAACTCTTTACTCTCTACACAAATGGTAGTCATATACTCTTTGCCATCATCAGTTGTGACAACAAAGACACCACCACCATCAGTAACATGCTTGGCAGTCATAATAATACCATCAGGAGATATAACTGCACCAGAACCCTGACATACTCCCTCTTTTGAAATATGGACTACAGAAGATCGAACCTGTTCTACCTGATTGGCAATACCAAAATTATTTTGCTTAACAGTATGAATAGTAGATTGAGAACCAATCAGTCCACCCAAAGAGAAAATAACCAATCCACAAAGAATCAAATTAAATCGCCAATCCTTCATTATTTGCTCCTAACACATTCATTGCCTTATTTTGTTCAACCCCTGCTTGACGCTCCGAATTCTGTTGTAAGTTCCCCAAGAGACTCCCGAACGCATCAGAAGCTCCCTTCTCTTTTCGATTAGTTGTAGGTTGCATCTGATATGGAACACTTTCTCCTGGTCGAGGAACAACAGTCTTATAGAATGTTCTGAAACTCTTGACTCCCAAGTAATCTGCCAACATTTGTGTTGCATCGGGCACAGACAACTCGGCCCCCTGTGCTTGACCCAATTGAAGTGTGGGTAGAACCCATTGAGTCATAAGCTGCATGATCTTCTGATATTGCATTTCAGGACTTGTCCTCTGAGTGCTGTAAGGAACAATTTCAAACACAAAATCATAGAAGTCCCCCACTTTATCAGAAGAAGAAAATACTGTGGGAATTGGACCAACACCTGGAATATCCTTGACTACTGGAACTTCCATAGTTGGATCAGTCCAATATGCCCAGGCCAATTTACGAATAATTGAAGTTTCAAAATCCTGATATCGAGAATACATGTTCCCAACAACACGAGTAGCATTCTGATAAACCATCTGCTCTTGCCCAAGAGTTGGTGCCTGTGCTCCTCTCCCTCCAAGAACATCAGGATTTGCTCCCTGCTTGGTTTGTTCGGACATGATAAATTGCAGATAATCCCAATTAGAATTATTGGTGATTCCACCCAGAGAAATCTTTGTCATTGCCTGGGGATTATCCTGCCGAACCACACCAATATTAGGAGCAGCAATAGCTCGTTTTACATCCTCTTCATTCTCAGCAGAGTAACCAATGATGTCCTTCTGATTCTCTACTAACTCTCTCAACTTATCTATAACAATATTTGCAGAAACATCCATATCATGCCAAAACCACGTAGGCGGAATTGGGATAGGAGATTCAGGCATAAAGTTGTAACCAAGATAATCATATGGACCATCCCCTGGACCCTCCCATTCTCTTTCCCTGAGAATCTTTGATACTTTTCCCTTTGGCATTATGGTAATAATTGTTCCTTCATCCCGCAGATACAAATCTACAAAGGTAGTATATTCTCGCAAGGAGAACATTTTCTTGTCAATATTTGGATTTGTAATGTCTCTTGGACTAAATTCCTGTAGAATCTTGTTGTCCGAAGAAATATAGTCTGCTATCTGTTTTCCAAACTTGTCTTTACCAGAAAAGAAATCTCTTGCATAATCCGTAGGAAGAGTGTAAATATCACCCTCAAATGCAAAGTCACTTCTCCGCTTGGCCGAAGGATCACCAATATAATTTGTGTCATCAATAAGTTCTACTCTTGGAATACCAATCTTTATGGATTCATTTTCAAGGGAGATCAACCTTTCATAGTAGAAATCTGTTCTGGTAATTGCTGCACCAAACATTGAATTCACAGCAGCAGGAATCAGAACATTCTTTGCTAATTCCATCTTCTGAATCAGATAATTCAGGGCCAGAGTAGTGGTGTAGGCCCAAGGACGATATTCAAAAACCTGTGTTTCAACAAGGACTCGTGGATTACCTTCAACAAGAAATGGAACTATAGTGGATACACCACGATCTGTCAGATTCAATACATGTTGACGACCATCAGTTTCATCATAGTAACCGGATGCACGGAGTTCAAGAAGTTTCTTTCTTCGTCGTAGAGAAGGTTTGGCAATCTCTTTCCACAGTTCTACCAATTCCTGAATTCTCTGGACAAAATTTTTCTTTCCATATTGATAAACTTCTTTTTTTGCCATATATTAAAACCTATAAATCCGGTTATGTCCTGCCATTTGTTCTCGTTGTGTATCCATCTGCTCCTTACGATATGCAAATGAATCTATATTAACTTTCTTCTCTTCTTTCTTTGGAGCCTTGGCTTGATACTTACTTCCCAATATGCATAGACCCAAAGCAATCACTCTATCACCATGTCGCTTCCTTGCTCCTGATTTTATGTCCTGCTCCTCAGAGCAACCAATGTCTCCATTCTCGTAGAACACATAACTTCTAAGTTCATCAAGAGTAGATTGATCGAAGATTATACAACTGGAAAACTTAGGATTTGTTTTAAGTCCCTCTGAGAGAGCAATTCCAAGTTCTCCAAGCAAATCAGATTTTGAATTAGGATTGGAAGACCAACCCAATTTATTTTGTAGTCTCTTTGTTTTTGTATCCTCTGTATGTTGAGTGTAAACTCGGTAATATCCACGTTTCTGCAACCGTCTACCAAAGTTTACTCCATGTCCACCATTGTTCTCGAAAATAACAAATGCTTCATTGAAGAACCTTGCCAATGCAACCACTGTATCAGCAAAATGTTCATATGGAGTATTAGGACAAACCCATGTGCCAACCGCTTCACAAGTATTGACATCATAGATATAAGCGACACTATTACTGTTGCCAGTCCCAAGAGAAGGATCACAGCCAATGACATAGTTATGAGTTGGGTCTTTTAACTTCCACAGTAGTAATCTATTTCTACCACCAGGAGATATACCGACATTTACAATCTTTCCATCTTCATCAGAAAAGGAGATTTCTCCCTTGAACACAGGAGATTTCAAACCTTTCTCCATCCTTGCCAATGTAATGGTGCTGAATACAGAGTCCTGAGCACCGATTGGAGAACCCCAAACATTGGATACAAAGTCTCTATAATTTCCGGCACGTCTCTCAAACTCAAAGTCATGCCAAGGACTCCTCATATCTGCACCAGGAGGCAGACTTTCGCATTTATCCGCAATAAACTTGGGTGTCGATCCAATAGAAACCATAGTAAGAAGCAGATCTTTCTCTACTTCTGAAAGTTTGAATGGCTTCTCCAACAACTCAGGTCGAGATTGGAAAATTTGTGGATATTGTTCGAGATAATAAGCCTTATCTACAATTTCAATCACATCATAATCAGGTGACTTATACAGTCCGGCAGCTTTAACTGGATTGTCAAACCACAGTAGATTTACTACTTTTGTGGTAGACTTTTTCAGTGCTTTGTTAAAAGGATGATTTTCTCCAAACCAGTGGGTACTTCCATATATGACACACCCGGACACATCGTGAACACTTCCTTCAATAGACTCAGCAACACGGGGTTCGACCCGTCCGAATTCATCAAGAAAAATGGCTGTTGCACGCCTTCCTGCACTAAATGATTCGTTTGTGGTTTCACCTTTAATTACACTATTAACTTTTGGAAGAATTAACTGCATTTCCTTTCGATCCGTCATAGGAATATACTCAATAACTGCCTTCATCCACGGAGGCATAGTCTCAAAAGCATAGTCAATTTTAGCCATTAGGGTATATGGATCACCCCTTGAATCAACCAACTCTTGATTTCTTGATCCAACAATGAAATAAGATTCTGGAATCAAAGACATTAAAGCAAACATCTTTGTAACAATCTCAGTTGCTCCTTCATCACGAGACTTGTTGATTCCCATATCATTCTGATTGATTATACAGTCATGCAAAACCCTGACCACTTCCTCCTGTTTAGGTCTAAGAATGAATGGAAAATTTCTTTTTCCAGCGGGCATCCTGGGATTGACCGTCCAGGTCACTGCATTAAAGAATATCCTTGGTTCTGCCAACATCATTTGTAGAAACAGTTTCTGTAGAGAAGTATCCTTCTCAAGTATCTCATGCAGGACTTTACGAAATTGAATGTTTTGTTTTAGTTCCCTGGGAATACTTGCGAAGAAGGATTCTGGACTATCAAATGTCTTGGCTTTGAGTAACATCAATTCTCAAACTTGACAACCTTGGCAACTGAAACAAACACATTCTCAGTAAAATATCTAAGAGCTTCCTCATTTATAGCCGTAGCCAACTCAGTATTTTCTGCCTGTTTAGCGACAATAGCCAACTGACACAAACCACCTACATACTGTAGATCATTGACTGCCATCATTTTCTATCTCCAATTCCTTAGTTTCAACTACTTGTGCATCAATAATATCAAGCTTCTCACTCTCTTCCAACAACAGTCCTGCCAGTCTCTCTATCTGATTTCCAGATAACTCTCCATTTGTACTGATAATAAAACTCTTTTTAGTCTGTTCCACTCGATTTTTGAACAACTCAGGCATTCTGTTGCAGGCCATGAACATCGCCATTTGAGGATTGGCGGGCTGATGCTTGATCTTCCTCTTTGCTCCAACCTGTACGTTGTTACCCTCACCATCTAATTCATAAATTTCTTCAATCTCTGCATAATCATATCCTACCGCAGTCCTATACATCTGAGCTACCAGAAATGAATCAGCAATCTCCTTGCCAACTCTACAAGCATCCTTGACTTCTGGATGGTTTCTTTTTAATTCATTCAACCAGTCCTCAGAATGCTTTCCCTGGAATCCAACAATGGCTCCGATATCGGACTCTGTCATTCCTACGGCTGTTAGATTTTGCAGGATAGGCAGTAAAACCAAATCGAAAGCAGTCCGTTTGGGAAGGTTATACTTCCGTTGCTTACTTGACCAGGGTTTCCTCTTTTTAACCGGTTCACTGTTGCCCGTTTTACTTAAAAACGTAGTGTCTAACTGGGCAGTTTCTGGCCGATCTCCTTCGGATGGTACTCCTGATACCCCTTGGGATAGTTCGGGGCTGTTTTGGTCATTTTCTACCACTTTTTAACTCTTCAACTGCTGGGATATCATTTGCCAACCAGGACATCCTTCTTCCCCACAATCACAGAAAGCTGCAAACAGTTCTAATTTAGATAACTCTTCAACACTCAATCCAGAACATGTAGCATATCTATTTTCAAACTCTTCTTTTGTCATTTTCAACACACTCCATACCAGAGTTCTACCAGATGTGCAACCTCAGTAGTTGGATACAATCCACCACCGCGTTCATTCTCAGGAGGCCAATCTGGACTTCTGTGTTCGGCATCCATACACATATTACAAAAGGCATATTTTGATCCAGCACGATCCTCTCTATCAAGAAACTCATTTTCTGGTTTCAATTCTTTGCAGTGTCGGCATTGGATCAACATAACTGCCTTTCGTCTTATAACCTAATCTGTGTATGCTTAGAACTCCATCAAGAACACTTGATCTTTAGGACTCTTCTTCAAGGATTTCATCTTTACTTTATTCTATCCAAGAGTAAATGTATATACAGGGTTTTCTCTTATTTTCTTATCTCTATTGACTCGACTCGAAAGCTGTCGCTCTTACGAGTCTACTGAGAGATATTCTTTGTGTGGACTATATTTGTTATATATCATTAACCTCTCTCAATACTGTACGCTGATTTTGAGTCATTTTTACCACAAGATTCTTATATAGTGACATCAGATTTTTCTAACTCCTGAAATTAACTGGACTTGGGACAGAATAATTTTATTGCCCCTTTGAGTACAATAACTCCCCTTGTTTGACATTTAGTAAACTACTGACCGATAACCCTGGATAAGGTCTGATAACCCATATTCCAGACCCCGTCTGTCCAGAATAAATTTTTCCAAAATTCTGGATTTTAGTGAACAAATGGCAAAATCCATCGTATATTGTATTAGAGGCCGGGCATTGTGCTCGTTCAGAACAGAATTATAGGAGAAACAAATGGTGATGTAATGAAGAATGAAACAAAGGAGTTATCAAAAGAACAGATAGAAATTATGGAGTTTTGGGGAGCAGATGATTGTAGATTTTCTGTAAAAGAAATGGCTAAAATTCTAAATACTACTACAGAGGCCATACAGAAAGTAATTCAAACAGTAAAGGAAAACTTTCCAAAAGCATACTGTTTTTATGCAGAACATAGAAATAGATTCAATAAACAATCTAAGTCAGAAGATAATATAAAAAAACTATCAAATGATTTTATAGATGAAGAATTTGCTTGGGAAAGTAATACTTTATACTCTCATCCTTTTAGATCATATGATGAGAGTATTAAAAAGCACAAGTTATCGGATGAAAGGGATGATGAATGAATTGTGAAGAACAATTGAAAGAACTGGATGATTTGTTGTCTTCTTTTTTGAAGAATGAACAGTTTATTAAAGACGTGTATCCTGAGTTAGTTATTACAGTTTCTACTGGATCAAAGGAAGTTGACAATGAGAGATAGAATTAATGACCTGTTGGAGTTGATGGGGTTTCCAAAAAATACAATTCAAGTATTTGATAAGGAAGATGGAACTTTTGATTTATTATATCCAAATTTCTTTTCTTCCAAAACTGGATGTGAGAAGGATTATTCTGACGAAGAGCTTCTTGATGTTATGATTACTTTAATGATAGATCACCAGTCAGAGGTAAAGAGTGATTTTCAGAAGATTACCCGATTTCGTAAAAGTTTATGAAAAAGAATAAGAAAAAACCACGTATATTGTTATGTAGTTTAATGTGGAGTAGTATAAATTGTGCAGAGTATATCTGCTATTGGAGTGATGGAAAATTAACAATAGAGAAACCTAAATATGGAAAGATCAATTCTTAAAACTAAACAAGAAGTATCAGATTGGTTTACATCTTGTCCTACCGAACTTTTGAAATGTTCTAAGATGTTAGCGTTTGACTGGGAAACAACTGGTTTGAATTATATGACTATGGAACCAGTTGGTATCTCGTTCTGTGATGGAAAACGGGCTTGCTACATCAACCTTTGGCAGAATATAGAGCAACAGGGAATATTTGGATTATTGGAGCATTTGTTTGATGTATGTCTATTCATTGCTCATAATGCCAAGTTTGATATCAAATGCTGTAGAAAGTTTATTGGGACTGAACCAATTGATATTTTTGATACCTATATTGCTTCCTATCTCCTGGATGAGAATAGAGTTACACATGGATTGAAAGTGTTGGCAACACAGGATATTAAGGTTCCAATTGGAGAGATTCAGTCTTGGGAGAAAGCCTCGCAGTTTGGTTATGATTCGGAGACTTTCCAGAATTATGGTATGAATGATGCTATCTGGACTTATCAACTGTTTGAATTATATAAGCCTCAGATTGAGGAAGAGGGTCTACATCATGTATTCTATAACATTGAAATGCCATTTATATTTGTATTAGTGGATATGGAAATCAATGGGATCAAGGTAGACCTGGATCGTCTTAATAAACTGGAATTTGATGCAAGACAGACTCTTATTGAACTCGAAGATCGGATGCTGGCTGAGATTGGGGAACGTCCTATTATCCAGAAACTGATGTTCGGTCTGAATGATCGGATTCCCGAATTGGATGTAGAACGTATTTTGCCAATCAATTTTAGATCAACTCCTCAGTTAATTAAAGTCATTGAAAAGAAACTAAAAATTCAGATTCCTACATCCCGTGATCCAAAAGATGGAAAATACAAGAAAAGTCTTGGAAAGAACACAGTTTCTCAATTAGCTGGAAAACATCCATTTATTGATTTATTGATTGATTATAAGAAGGTAAGAAAGCTGTATGATGCTTATATTATTCCAGCTTTTGAGCTTATTGATTCTGATGGTAGGATTCGTCCTTCTTTTGGGATTGTTAAAACTGGTCGTACTAATTGTAGAACTCCGAACTTACAGCAACTTCCTAATCTTAGCAAACGCTTTCCTAATCTGAATTATCGCTCTATTTTTAGTGCTGAGAAAGATGACTGTTTGGTTGGTGGAGATTATTCAGGACAAGAATTAAGAGTTTTAGGAGAGGTTTCTAAAGATGAGAAAATTTGTCATGCTTTTAACGCTGGAATTGACCTTCATCTTTTTACCGCTAATTTTGTGTTTTCTTTGGGATTGTTGGAAGGGGAGATGGTTGATGGCACGGAAGGCCATAAAAGAAATGTTATACGATTTGAGTCTGAACGATATAGAGCAAAAAATGGAGTAAACTTTCCTATTGTCTATGGATCGTCTGAATATGGTATTGCTAATAATATGAAGGTGGAGGTAGCAGTAGCCAAGGAATGGAGGAACAAGTTCTTCAAACTTTATCCTGGTGTTTCTTTGGCAATGAATGAAACAAAGGAGGAACTGGAAGAGAATCAATATGTAACTACGATGATGGGTAGACAACGCCGCTTTCCAGGTTATAGGTCCTTACCTAATTTCAGTAAAGGTAAAACTCCATCTAAGTCAAGGTGTGTCAGACAAGCGTTCAATTTCAAAATTCAAGGATTCTCAGCAGATCAAATTAAAATTGCATCAGCAAAAGTAAGAAATGCTGGATTAAAAATTCTAATGATTATCCATGACGAAATTGTAATTGAGTCCAACGATCCGCAGTACGATGCGAGGACTCTTAAATCTTGTATGGAACACGCTGTACAATTATCTGTTCCTTTTATTGCAAATGTAAAAACTGGTAAATCTTATTCGGAGTTGAAGTAATGCGTTTGATTATAGAAAAGAAAGTTACAGGTAAATCAAATTTTGCTACTTTAATTATTAGAAGTACAGATGGTTCTATAAAGATGTATATGGAGGGACCAATTGATTTTATTAATAATTATGAAAAACAATTTATTAAAATTAAATATGAGTTAGATCATCCAAGATGTTTTTAGAGATTAAATAAAATTAAATTTTTCTAATTATAGCCCCTGGATTTGTTCTGGGGGCTGTTTTTATTTGTCCTGAAATAAACAGGTCCGAATAAAGTCCCCAAAATTATTAAAATTTATACGCAAGTTAGAACCGATACAACCGCCATCCTACTCCTCTTTATCCGGCCACCTATCCCCTCGCAGTCCCTCAAGGCCGACATTCTCTATACAAGACATCGTCAATCCTATTTATCTGATTATGATGGACATTATAGATACAAGACATCGTGTATCCAGATTGTTGACTTCAAGTTGATGAAGTGGAGGAAGTACATCTGGTTTGTGGCTCCTCGGAAACCTATGGTTTCCTGCCAGGAACTCTAAGGAGTTCCGCTGTTATCCAAGTAGTGAATAACAATCTACTGTTATGAGGTAGGAATTGTCGGGTTTTAGTGATAGGTGATTGTAGCTCGTTCTAAGGGCTTTCCTGACATTATGTCTGTATCCTTATATGTGTGAGAACCGTTGAATGTTATAACATTTAATTGTCATATCATTGTTGTATGTTTGTAGAACTTCTCTAAAGATTATTTGAAGATTGTTCTTGGGTGTGGTGGGCTCATGTGGTATACTCTTGACAGTAGTTCTTAGTGTTTTGACAATTCATTATGAAAGGGGAATACTATGATTATGAAATCACGGAAATATCTACGGACCATTCCAGAAACGTCTATAGGTGTTTATCTGGAAACGTATGAGAATGGTCAAACAGCCGAAGTCACCATATCATATCTCTGGGACAAAAACCA